TTGCCTAAAAAAATTAGGAGCTGTTTCGGGTTGTGCAAAAACAAAAAAAGGTGACTTGTATATTAGTTGTTATAGGTGCTGGAATCAGCCTATTGCCTATTGAGGACGGTGAAAAGTGATGGCATTCTCGGAAAAGCTAAAAGCGTTAAGACTTAAAAATGGATTAACGCAAGATGAGTTAGGCGAAAAGCTCTATTTGAGCAGAACAAGTATATCTTACTATGAGCAGGGAAAATTTGAGCCTAATATCGAAACCATAATAGCTGTAGCGGATTTATTTAACATCACAACAGATGAATTGTTGAGGTGAGGTGTGAACACAATGACAAACTTTGAAAAAATCAAACAGATGTCAATTGATGAAATGGCTCAGAGTTGTATGGACTTTTTCAGTTGCCCGTACGGCACTCCGTATGTTGGCTGTCCTATGGAAAAGCGATTCAATGACAGCTGTATTGACTGCACAAAACATTGGCTTGAAAGTGAGGTAGAAGAAAATGAAAAATATTAAAAACATTACCGTTAATTACGATAACGACGACACAAAAGTTGTTGAAAAGGGACTTGTTATTGATTTTGGTAAACTTGATAACGATGAGGGCGATGTTTGCTTTAATATGTGTAACATCAAAGGTAAGGATTTGCGTTTGATTGTAACCGCTGTTGTTGCGTTGGCACAGAAACTTGGTATGCTTGACGAGGAGCGTGAAGTAGATTGACAGCTAAACCAATAACAATCACTTGTCAAAAATGCGGAGCCGAAGTTATTACACTTTGCCTTAAAACAAAATACTGTCCGATTTGTCGAAAAGAAATTCTCAGTGAGAAGGCAAAAGAAAGAGAAAGAAAAAAAGCGTCATCTAAAAAATCTAAAATACCATTCAGACCATTAACCGATATTTCTGAATTTCTATTTTGCAAATATGATTTCCTCGGTGAATCTGTTAAGCAGATTGCAAAAGATTATGAACGCAATCCTTCTCAAGTTCGGCAGGTAATTCAAACAGCAAAGGCAAACGGAAATTATCAAAAGCATATCGATAAGTACAAAGCTATGGTAGGGCGATAAAATGAGAACTTTCGACTTAACTTTCGCTCGACGGCTCGAACAAGCAATGACTGAACGGAATATTTATCCTTCGGATCTTGCACGAAAGTCCGGAGTGAGCCGGTCAAATATTTATAATTACATAGCAGGAATAAGCCAACCGTCAGCGTACAATGTTAAGCGAATAGCTCTGGCATTATCAACATCGGCGGATTGGTTACTCGGCTTAGTAGATTAAAAAAACAGTCCCTTACTTGGGACACAAAATAGTATAGAATAGAGTTATGACGCAAGAGGACTATTGCATTATAGCTCTATTTATTTTTGGTGGTGTACGGTATGGCTAAGGCATTTGCCATAGGATTTTATAAATCTAAAAAGTGGCAGGATTGCCGACAAAGTTTTATCGCAGAACGAATGCTTGTTGACGGCGGATTGTGTCAGCTATGTAAAGAGCGACACGGCTTTATCGTACATCATAAAATCATGATTAATGAGAGCAACATAAACAATCCTGATGTTACTCTCAACCACGACAATCTTTTATATGTATGCAAAAAATGTCACGATGATTTGCCGGGACACGGGATAGGCTGCGAACCGAAAAAATATTTTTTTGATGAGAGCGGAATGCTCCAGCCGATTATCCCCCCCCGTCGAAAAATCGGAAATCGGTGGCTGTAGGACCGAGGGGGGCAGTTAGATTTTTTGCGCGCCTTACATATAGCCCCCCCTCCCCTAAAAGACTTGTGTGAAAGGACGGTGACACTTGTAAAATGACTGACGAACAGAAAGAACAAAGAGCGATAAAGCGAGAGATAAAGCGATTAACGGAAATCTACAAGGACATAGAGGTTAAAAGAAAAGACCTCGCCGTTGGCTTGATTGAAAATGCGGCGTTTACTCGAATCAGACTGAAAGAATTGCAACGGGACATTGCGATTTATGGCTTAACTGAATTATTTTCACAGTCTGAAACACAAGAGCCGTACTCACGCAAAAGGCCTGAGGCAGATTTGTATAACACGATGCTTGGAAATTATCTTAAATACATCAAGCAACTCAACGATATGCTTCCGAAAGTGACCGAGGCGAAGGCTGCAACGACAGACGGCTTTGACGATTTCGTTGAAGGGCGTGACAAGCTTTGAAGCGCTACCCATTAAGCTATAATCCGATACTTGAATATTACGAGCAGATAAAGAACGGCAAGGTTACTGTTTGCGACAAAATACGCAAGTGGTACAAACATTTAAGTAATAAGGTGATTAACCCGACAGACGGCTACCACTATGAAGCCAAGCGAGGAAATCACATTATTGAATTTGTTGAAAACTACTGCCGACACAGTAAAGGTAAAATGGGCGGTCAGCTTGTGAAGCTTGAACTGTGGGAAAAAGCGTGGCTTGCGGCGACTTTTGGCTTTGTGGACGATGACGGCATCCGGCAGTACAACCTGTCTGTGTTAATTATCGGAAAAAAGAACGGCAAGTCTTTGCTCGCCTCTGCGATTGGCTTGTATATGCTCATCGGTGACGGTGAACCCGGTCCCGAAGTATATGCAGTCGCCACAAAGCGTGACCAAGCCAAGATTATATGGCAGGAAGCAAAACGAATGGTTCGCAAGAGTGAAACTTTATTGAAGCGAATTAAACCGCTGTTGAATGAATTGAGTTCAGAGGATTACAACTGCGGAGTATTTAAGCCGCTTGCTTCCGATTCGGACACGCTTGACGGTCTGAATGTGCATTGTTGCCTTATGGACGAACTTCATCAATGGAAGAACGGCAGACAGTTGTATGACATTATGGCTGACGGTACGATCGGACGAGATCAACCGCTTATCCTTGTGACAACAACAGCCGGAAAAATCAGAGAGGACATCTATGATGAAATCTATGACGATGCCGTTCGCACTACGAATGGTTTGTTTGACGATGTAGGTTACAAGGACGAACACAGCCTTTACATCATCTACGAGCTTGACAAGCGTGAAGAATGGGAAAAACCCGATTGCTGGGAAAAGGCTAACCCCGGACTTGGGACGATTAAAAATCGAAATGCTCTTGCAAGCAAAGTCAAGAAAGCGCAGGCAAATCCGTCACTTGTACGAAATCTTGTATGCAAGGAATTTAACATAGCCGAAACATCAACCGAATCGTGGCTCAATTTCGAGGAGCTTAACAACGAAACAAAATTTGATGTAAAGGAACTCCGTCCGACCTATGGCGTAGGCGGAGCAGATTTATCAAGCACGACCGACCTTACAGCGGCCAAGATGTTGTTTCGAGTGCCTGACAATGAAAATATTTTTGTATTGTCTATGTACTGGATACCTGCCGACCTCGTAGAGAAAAAAGTAACCGAGGATAAAATTCCTTACGACAAATGGATAGAACAGGGCTTTATGCGTACCTGTCCCGGAAACAAAATCGACGCAAGTGTTGTAACGGCATGGTATCAAGAGCTACAAGACGAATACGATATTTACTTGTGGAAAGAGGGTTATGACGCTTGGTCGGCTCAGATGTGGGTTAATCAGATGATTGACGCTTTCGGTCCTACCGTTATGGAAGCTGTACATCAGGGCAAGAAAACCCTATCTGCTCCGATGAAGGCTCTCAAAGCAGACCTTGTAAAGAAAAGAATAATTTACAACAACAATCCAATTGATAAATGGTGTCTCGCAAACACCGCAATAGATGAGGACAGAAACGGTAATATACAGCCGATTAAGACCTCAAAGTCAACAAGACGAATTGACGGTACTGCGGCATTACTTGACGCTTACACGATATATTTTGAGTACGAAGATGAATACCTAAGCATTGTTTAGGAGGTGAGAGAATGGGAAAATTTAAGAACTTTTTAAATTCTGTTCGCAATGTCAGAAAAACAAAGAATTTTTCAAGGGTTGAACTTGTCACACAGAATAATTCAAATTTCTTTTTGTGGGGCAACAGGGCATATGATTCCGACACCGTCCGAGCTTGCGTTAATGCACAGGCTCTCAGATTCTCGAAGTTATCCATTAAACACATAAGAGAAACAATCGTTGACGGTGGAAAAGACCTCTTAATCAATCCCGAGCCTTATGTCAAATTTTTGCTTGAAGAACCAAACCCGTACGCAACAATGGATATGCTCCTATATAGGACAAGCACACAGTTGTCCTTATCAGGTAATGCTTTTTGGCTCATCATTAGAGACACAAACGGCTTGCCTATGGAATTGTATTTCATACCGGCTAAATCAGCTACGGATTTGTATGATACGAATGGCAACCTTGTGTATGAATTTATTCTTGCAAACGGCAAGACTTACCGCTTTGCTTCCGAAGATGTTATACACTTGCGTGATGACTTCGCAGAGAACGATATATTTGGAAGCGGTAAATTTAAGGCTCTTGCTCCTTTGCTTGAAATTGTTGAAACAACCGACAGCGGCATCATCAGTGCTATCCGAAATTCAAGCGTAATTAAATGGTTGCTGAAATATACTTCATCGTTGCGCCCTGAGGACTTGAAGAAGAACGCAAAAGCTTTTGCTGATAACTACCTTAACATCAGTAACAGCTCCGTGGGCGTTGCGGCAGTGGATGCAAAGGTTGACGCAAATCAGATAACCCCGAACGACTATGTCCCCAATGCTTTGCAGATGGACAGAACAAAAAACAGAATCCTTGAGCTTTTTAACACTAATGCGAAAATTATCACATCAACAGCGAACGAAGATGAAGAAAACGCCTATTTTGAGGCGGTGATTTCACCTAAAATTATTCAGCTTAAAAACGAGCTGACACGGAAACTATTCACTCGCCGTCAGCGCAGTTGTGGAAATTACATCGCAGTAGGTTCGTTCAATCTACAATCTGCAAGCCTTAAAACAAAACTGAATTTCGCCGGAATGGTAGACCGTGGAGCAATGCTCCCGAACGAATGGCGAGAATCACTTGGTCTTGCTCCTGTTCCGGGCGGTGATACTCCGCTCAGAAGATTAGATACAGTTGCAGTTGACGAAGGAGGTGAAAATGATGCCGAAAACGATTGACATTAAGGGTCCTATCATTACGAACGATGACAAGTGGATTTACGACTGGTTTGGAGTAGCCTCTTGTTGCCCTGCCGACATTCGCTCACAGCTTGATGATGTGACGGACGACGAGAGCGTGCAGGTTGTTATCAATTCATCAGGTGGTGACATCTTTGCCGCCTCAGAAATTTACGATATGCTCGCCGAGAGCAATGCAACAATCAAGGTCATTTTTGCCGCCTCGGCCGCTTCATACATCGCTTGTGCGTGCACATCTGAAATTGTGCCAACAGGTATGCTTATGATTCATAATGTTTCAAGCTATGCCGCAGGCGATTACAATGACATGGCACATGAATCGGACGTGTTGCTTAAAGCAAGTAAAGCCGTTGCAACAGCTTACCAACTTAAAACGGGTATGAGCGAGAACGAGCTTATTGGACTTATGGACAAGGAAACTTGGTTCACTGCTGATGAGGCAGTTAAAAAAGGCTTTATTGACAAGGTCACGGAATACGCCGAAAAGCCAAAAGAGGTTAAACTTGCGGCAAGCCTTAACGGCCTTATCCCTGATACAATCATCAAACAGATGAGGGACGAAAAAACACAGCTTACAGCAAAACTTGAATTACTCAAACGAAAGGAAGTTGAAGAAGAATGAACAAACAGGAATATCTCGACAAGAGAAATGCTCTTTATGACAAGGCAAAAAAGCTCATTGCAGAGAATAAGCTTGCCGAAGCGAAAGAGATTACACAGCAGATTGATAAGCTCGACAACGACTTTGAAAACTCTGCTGTAAACAAGGCAAACAAAAATGCGGAGGAGGGAATCAAAATGCCTGCACCATTTGAAAATCACAAGACAAACATCGACCTTACAGATGAGGACGAAAAGGTAACGGATATGTACGCAACACTTGAATACAGAAAAGCATTCGCTAACTATATTCAGAACGGCGTACCCGTGCCACAGAAGTTTATGAATGTGGCATCACAGACCACATCAAGCACTGCGGCGGCTATTGTGCCGACCACAATGTATCAGCGTTTAATCGTTGAACTTGAAAAAATCGGCGAAATTTACGCAAGAGTGTTCAAGACGGCTTATCCGACAGCACTCCTTATCCCTACACAGAACATCCGTCCAACAGCAAGCTGGGTTGATGAGGAAAAGGGTTCAGACCAGCAGAAAGTAACTACTGACAAGGTTGTCTTTGCCGGCTATAAGCTTGAATGCAAGGTTGCGTTCTCGCTCTTTATGACAAAGACTGCACTTGATATTTTTGAATCACAGTTTATTGACCAGATTAAGAATGCAGTTGTTAAGGCCTGTGAAATGGCAATTATTAAGGGTTCGGGTTCAGGTTCGCCAACCGGCATTCTTTCTTGCACTCCCCCCGAAGGCCAGACAATTGAAATTGCAAAAACCGGCAAACTTACATATTCAACACTTTGTTCCGCCGAGGCGGCTCTTCCTGCTGCATACGATGACGCTGTATGGCTGATGACAAAGAAGTCGTTCTTTGCATTCATGGGCATTACAGACAGCAACGGTCAGCCTGTCGCTCGTATGTCCGAAGGACTTAACGGCAAGCCGTCACTCTCACTTTTCGGTCGTGCTGTTATCCCGACAGACGGCTATATGGATTCGTATGCTGACACGGTTTCAGCTGACACAACCTTTGCGATGATGTTCAATCTTAACGATTACATCTTCAATGAGGTAATGGGCTTAAGTGTCAAGAAGTACGAAGAGGACGACACCGATAACACAGTCCTTAAAGCCGTAATGCTTGCAGACGGTAAGGTCGTGGATACTCACAGTCTTGTTAAGCTTGTTAAAAAGAGCGCTTAAAAGAGGTTTGAATTATGGCAGTATCTAATGAAATTGAAGCCGTAAAGGTTTCGCTCCGTATCAATACGGTGTTGTTCGATGATGAAATATCTGCCCTCATTGATTCTGCCAAAAGTGACATGGCAGGTGCAGGAGTTGATGTCAACGACAAAAACTCAACTGCACTTGTTATGCAGACAATCAAATTCTATTGCCGCGCTTATTTCTCGGTTACCGCCGACAGCGAATGGGCACGGCATTACGAAGAATTGCGCGATGCAATGGCTGCGAGAGGAGCGCAAACAGAATGAATGCAGATACTTTGATTTTGCTTGTTTCGGGCTATAACGAAACAACAAACGATATTGGTGAAATTGTTCAGTCCGAAAAGCTCCGCAAGGTCTATGCTCAGCGGCAATATGTCAGACAATCCGAGTTCTTTCAGGCACAAGCTAACGGATTAAAACCTGAATGTATGCTTGAAGTTAATTCCTTTGAGTATCAGAACGAGGAATTTTGCTACCTTGATAATAAAAAGTTCAAAATCTATCGTGCATATCAAATCAAAGGAACAGAGCGTACAGAACTGTATTTAACGGATGTGGTAGGTGAAAACAATGTCACTCCCTAAAGCAGTTAAAATCTCCAAAAACGGCGTTGAGATAATCAGCAATGTTGACCGTATTCAATATACGCTCAAAGAGCTTGAAAGAGCCGCTCTGCGTGATGTTGGCAAGTTGGTATGTAAACGGTCACGACAAAAAATAAAACGCAGGACGGGGCGCTTAGCGAAAAACACACAATATTGGGTACGTTCAAAGCAAAAGATTCCTGACTTGCAGGTAGGTTTTAAGCCGGGCGGATTTTACGGCTTGTATCAAGAAATCGGTACAAGCAAAGCTCCAAAAATCGGAGCATTGAGCGATGCTGCCGAAAGCAACATCAAAGACATTATAAAGATTGAACAGCAATACCTCAGTGCCGTAGGCACGGAAGAGGCAGAACGCAAACTGAACGAGGGGGAATACAGCGGTGAATAACATCAAGAAATTTTTGAAAGACTTATTCGCTGAGTATGCACCCTCTTATTTTTTACAGGCAGAAAGCGGATTTCCTCGCCTTGTATATGAGGTCAAACAGTTATACACAGATGAGCCGTATGACAAGTTTGTTGTGACCGTTAATGTTTATGATAGGCAGACTACGGCGGGCATTGATGATGTTGTGGACAAAATCTACGACAACATAGCAAAGGCTACATACTTGGTTGATGATGTTTTTTACAAATTCTACAACAATTTTGACCGGCAGTATATTGCCGAATCAGACAAATCAATAAAGAGAGTAATGTTCACTCTCGAAATGAGAAAATACAACAGAAAGGATGATTAAAATGGTTACAGTTAAGCCACGAAAGATTAAGCCGTACAGCGGATATAATGCTAAGACGGCTGACCATATGCTCCTTGACGCAGGTGCGTTTTTTGTAAACTATGATCCTGCTACGGACACATACGCAAGCGCCAAAAAGGCAGGCAAATGCCTTGGTGTAACAATCAAAGGCGGTGAATTTTCAGCCAAGCCGACACTCAGACGACTTGAATTTGACGGTGTGAAAACAAGAACTAAGGGCGACACGGTAGTTGACGGTTGGGAGATCTATATCAAGGTAACACTTGCCGAAATGACTACCCAGAACTTCATTTACGGTCTTGGAATTGCCGACAAAGGCACGGACGAAAAGGTCACAGGTTACGATGTAATCACAGGCAGAGATGTTATTCTTGACGGTGACTACATTCAGAACATCACTTGGGTAGGCTGTCTCCTCGGAGAGGATAAGCCGTGTATTATTCAGGTGTTCAACGGCTTTAATGAGAACGGTCTTACGCTCGCAATTGCTGACAAAGACAACGGTAAGGTAGAAGCTCAGTTCTATGGTAACCTTTCACCTGAGGTTTATGATTCAGAGGACGAAATCAAACCACCGTTTAAGATCTTCAGACCGACAGAAAAAACGGAAACAACGGAAACATCGGAGGCATAATTATGAGAAAATTAAGCATTAAAGACGCATTTACTCTTGCTCGCATTATCAAAAAAGCAGACATCAAAGAGGAAATTGCAGACTTCGCAAATCGCATTGCTGTCAAAAATAACAGTAAAGATGAAACAGTCAACACCGAAGCGGTCGGCCTTGAATTTGTGATTACGCTGTTGACTTCTTTGTCAAACAAAGAAACAGAACAGGAATTTTATTCATTGCTTGCCGATATCAGAGGTGACATTACTGCTGATGATGTAAGTAAATTAAGTATCCCCGAAGTCCTTGACAATGTAAAGGCAATCATCAGGGAAAATGATATTAAGAGTTTTTTTACCTCGCTCTCAGCCTTGAAGTAAGAACATTTGGAATGCTCATGCAGTATTGTTGCGCCAATACTGCCATACTGCATGAGTTGTCTTTCTCCGATGCTGTCGAAATTATCAAAAACGCTATAAATGACCGTAATGACGAATTGCTTTATAAAGCCTATATTTTGACTGTTGTAGGAAATTTCACAGGCTTGTCGTACACGGATTTCGTTAACAAGGCAACAGGCTCGACACGGCCTAATAACATTGTTGATACGGTCAATACGGAAGAAATTGAAAAAACGGTTGAAAACTACCTTGACAATTATAAATGGGAGGAGGTGTAGTTAATGGCTGTTGAAATATTTAAGTTGTTCGGCTCGATATTCGTAAATAACGATGAAGCAAACAAATCCATTGCAGAGACCGAGAAGAAAAGCAAGGGCGTTGCTTCAACGCTCGGTAGTGGAATAAAAACTGCTGCTAAATGGGGAACTGCACTTGTAGGTGGAGCGGCGGCAGGCGTAGGAGCATTGTCCACTGTCGCAGAGAGCACCCGAGAATACCGCACCGAAATGGGTAAACTCGACACAGCTTTCACCACAAACAAATTTACAGCGGCAGATGCAAAACAGACTTACTCTGACTTGTATGCCGTAGTCGGTGACAGCGGACAGGCAACTGAGGCCGCAAACCACCTTTCTTTGCTTTGCAATTCTACCAGAGATTTGCAATCTTGGACGGAAATTTGCACAGGTGTTTACGGCCAGTTTGGCGATTCGCTCCCAATTGAAGGCTTAACCGAGGCGGCAAACGAAACAGCAAAAGTCGGGACTGTAACAGGTTCGCTGGCCGATGCACTTAACTGGATGGGCGTGTCAGAAGATGAATTTAATGAAAAACTTGCTAAATGCTCATCAGAACAAGAAAGACAGCAGTTAATTACATCCACCCTCACGAGTTTGTATTCGGATGCCTCTGCTCAGTACAAGAAAACAAACGGTGATGTAATGGAATCCAACAGGGCTCATCAGCAGTTGTCGGATACAATGGCACAAATTGGTGCTGTTGCTGAACCCGTGCTTAATTCGCTTATTGGCTTAGGCGGTAAGCTGCTTGAGCAGTTATCACCGATTATTGAAGGTGTAGCTGATAGCCTTGCACCTGCGCTCATTAACATCTGCGAAGAGGTTGCCCCGATAATTGTATCAATGCTTGAACAGATCATGCCATTAATTGAGGAATTACTACCGTTTATAGCTCAGCTTATAGAGCAGTTGGCCCCTCTCATTGTACAGATTGTGGAGCAATTATTTCCGCCTTTACTGCAGATTATACAGGATTTACTTCCGTATTTTATGCAAATAATTCAGGCCATAATGCCGTTATTCAGTACGCTCGTAGAACTATTAATGCCCGTTATTGAGGTGTTCGTTCAGCTTGCCGGCGTATTGCTCAATGGATTGTTGGCGGCACTTACTCCGATTATAGAAGATTTAGCTACATTCCTTAATGACCTTTTAACACCTCTTATTCCGATTATAAGCGAATTATGTAACACGATTGTCGGCACTTTACAGCCTGTTTTTGAACAGCTATCACCTGTCATCTCACTGGTTTTTGACGCTCTTCGACCGGTTCTTGGCCTACTCGGTGAAATGCTTGAAACACTTATCCCTGCACTTGTTCCGGTGATTGAATGGCTTGCACATATCTTTTCAGAAGTTTTAGGCAATGCCATTAAAAGAGTTAAAAAAATTCTTGAACCGATTTCGGGGATTTTTAACGGAATTGTAGATTTTGTAAAAGGTGTTTTTTCGGGAAACTGGGAACAAGCGTGGAACGGTGTTGTTAACATTTTCAAGAACGTTTTTAACCTTATACCTGCATTCGTTGAGAATGTAATCAACGGCATTATTTGGATTATTAACAAGCTCTTAGAGGGCGTAAACTGGGCAACATCAATGATTGGCTGGGAGATAGATCCGATTCCGGAAGTAACCTTACCTCGTTTCCGTGCCGGCATTGATTATGTTCCACACGATAAGTTCGCCGCATATCTTGATGCCGGCGAGGCAGTCCTCACAGCCCAAGAGGCTGAGGAGTATCGTCAATCAAAGCGTGAAGGCAGAGGCTCAGTCTTTGAAAACGATTCCACTAATATCATCAACAACATCAGTATTAATATTCCCTCTGTTGCAATTAATAACGACATGGATATTGACAGCTTCGTTGACGATATGAGCAATCGGCTCGCCGATGAAGTAACAAGGAGGCAGAAAGCGTATGCATAACTTTTATTTCGGAGGTAAATGGCTATCATATTTCGGCGGTCGTATCACACAAGCACCACAGCACGAAATTCCCGTCAGAGATGTTTCAACGGTTGAAATCCCGTGCAGAGACGGTGATGTTTTGCTTGATAACGGGCGGTGGCAGAATGTTGAATTTGAGCGTGAAATCTGCTTTTTGCCGTATCTGTCCGAATTGTCAGCCAAACATCTTGCGAGGGCTGTTATCGAATGGCTAACTTTAAATCGAGGTTACCAAAAGTACAAGGATACTTATAACCCCGGATATTTCACCGAGGCTTACATATCAAATACTGACGATATTGTTCGTGAACTCCCAACATTACTTACAACAAAAATCAAATTCAACCGCAAGCCGTGGTGGTTTTCAGAGCTTGGACAGCGGACTATTGATTTTGAAGTTAATAAATCGGTTTCCTTGCACAATCCCGAACAATATGAATCCTTGCCTACTATCATTATAACTAACACAAATGTTAGTGGTAATAATACTACGGCTATCGCTAAAGTTAGCATAAACGGCGAATCACTTGATTTGAAGTGCACAGGTGGTTATGACTACGCCGTGCTTGACGGCGAAACTATGCAGTACATAGCGTACAAATCAGACGGTACAACTAATTTTGTTGACGATACTATCCCCCCTAAGTTAAAGGTCGGAGACAATCAAATTGTTGTAACAGCATATAAAAACGCGTTTCTGTCGATAAAACCAAATTGGAGGCGATTGTAAAAATGTTTCCTTTGTTGTATAAATCGGATTTTAAAACAATCGGCCCAAGTAGGTTTAACCTGCTCGGACGGATTACGGAAATAATCAGCGGTAAAGTTACCGAGGAACGAAACGGCGATTATTTGCTCGAAATGGAACTATCAACAACGGACAGATGTGCTGATTTACTTGATACGCAGTATTTCATTAAGGCAAAACCAAATCCGACAGACGAACCGCAATTTTTTGAAATCTATAATTTGCAGTACAAAGATAAAAAATCCGTTGTAATCAAAGCAAAGCATATTAAGCATAATTTGTATAACAATTTTTTGGTTGAAGTACAAAATCAAACAGACATAATGCGCACACCTGCGGAATGGTGGCATTACCTTTGTACAGGGCAGGAAGAAGGCTTGCAATCGCAAATGACCTTGTGGGCGCACTACTTTAAATTTACATCTGATATCACCACAAAATCCTCTATGACACTCGGTTTTGTTACTCCGTGTACTCTCGGAGATTTTATGGGCGGAGCTGACGGCTCACTTGTTGATGTTTTCGGAGGCGAGTATAAATATAACAATTTCAATGTGTCTCTTTTAAAAAGCCGTGGAACAACTACTAAATACCATTTAAAGTGGGGGAAAAATCTGAGCAGTTTAACGCAAACGCTTGATTCGGACGATATTTGCTCGCACGTGGCGGCATATGCGACTTGCTATGATACCTATGCAAAGCGCAATGTTGTGCTTTGCTCACAGCCACAGGAACTTAAAAGCCACAAATCAAAGTTAATTAAGGTTAAAGCTGTTGATGTAACAGACGGTGGCTCGGTTGATATTGGTGATGCGACGGGCTACTGGAATTTTAATGCTCAGACAGGTGAAAACAAAGACCTTTTGATTCAGAAACTTAACATACAGGCTCAGGTGTTAAGAGGTCAGCTCGCAAGCACTAATGGAGCACCTACGCTCAATGTCAAGGTTGACTATCCCCCAACACTTAATGAAATGCTTGGACTGCATTTATGCGACACGGTGTATGCTGATACTGAAAACGATAGCTTACAAGCCAAAATCATTAAAACAGACTATGATTTTGTGCTTGAACGTTGGAACAGTCTCGAACTTGGCACGCCAAAATCAAAGTTATCAGATTATATAGTTAAATGAGGTGAAATAATTGAATATTAACCATACCAAAATGACACTCGAAATCAACAGCTGTAAGAATTACGAAATCTTAGAAGTCAGACAGGGCGATAAAGGCTCACGCATTATTGATTTTGCGTTCACCGTCAACGGTGAAACTGTTAACCTTGCCTCTACAATGTCAGCGAAAGTCAACGCTACGGTTGACGATGTAATCGTTGCGGACGGCGTTGCCGCTGTCGTTGACACCGAAAACAATGTAGTCACAGTTACGCTCACAGACACAATGCTTGCTTTGTCAGGTATTTGTAAGATGGATATTGTGCTTATGGAAGGCGACGAAATCATAACTGCTGAAACCGTTTGTTTGCGTGTGGGCAAAAGCGTAATCAACGATGATAGCAAAGCCTTCCCGGGTGCAAGCTCGATTGTGGAAATCACAAAGGAAGTCAAAAATGCAAGAGGCAGCCATAATTCGCTTGGAGCAAGGCTTGATAAAACAGACAAGAGTATTGCCCGAAAGCTCGATTCAATGCCGTTCGACAGCGAACCAAAGAATAACAGCCCGTGTTATCTGACAAGCGGTACGGTTTACAACGCTCTGCTTGTTAAAGCAGATAAAACCGCCTTGGCGACTAAATACGATTCGTCAAATATCGAACTTGGTACGGCTACTCTTACCCCGTACTCTACTCTGATTGATAAAATAAAATCTGCAACTTGCCTTTATGAAAAAATTGGCGATATCGTTATTGTAAATGTCACCGTCATTATGAACGCAACATCTTTAGGCGGAACATCTACAATAGCTTTGCTCAATATGCCTTTCTCAAACAAATCGGATGTGATTGTTCATGATATCGGCATAAGCAAAAACGGCGGAATGTTCAGAGGAAGTGTAAATAAATCGGCTTGGTTGCAGTTTACTCCGCTCAATAAACAGGCTTATAATTTCGTTGCTGATGAGCAGGTGAACTTTTCTTTAATTTACAAGGTATAAGGAGGCAATATGAATCAGCTTTTTGAAATTGCACTTGAGAATCTCTCTCAGGACAGTGTATCTGTACTAAAAAAGCCGTATGTAGAATTTATGGGACAGCGGTTTTATGGTACAAATATTCGTAATACATACGCAAACAGTCCGTCAGGCAGAACACTCATAAAAGAGTCTTTGTCTGACGAATACTACAACGCCGTTATGGCGGTGTGGGGCGAAATCCCTACTGTAGATGATCCGATGATAGAAGAAAGCGAGGAAACATAATGAAGAAAATCAACTGGAAGCAGAAACTTACAAGCAGGAAATTTTGGGCAGCGGTAATCGGTTTTGTTACAGCACTCCTTATGGGATTTGGAGTAACAGAAACCGAAACTGCACAGGTTACATCAATTATAATGTCCGCAGGTACGATGATAGCGTATATCATCGGCGAAGGCATGGTTGATGCCAATCGTAATGATTGTTAAGTGCCTATGATATGGATTATATGTATAGGTATTTTTCTTTCAGGTGTTATATTATTGACAACAGGAGGATAAAATGAGTAAAACAACAGTAGATAAAATTCTTAAAATTGCCCGTGCCGAAGTTGGCACAAAGGCAACAAATGTAAAACGCTGTAAATATAATACAGCGTTTTACGGAGCGGAAGTATCGGGCAGTTGCTATGACTGGTGTGCTGCCTTTATTTGGTGGTTGTTTAAGCAGGCAAATGCAGATGATATGCTCGGCGTTAAAACTGCCGGTTGTGGTGTTCTTGCACAGACTTTTTATAACAAAGGTAAAATCGTACGGAGCGGCTATAAAGCTGGCGATATTGTTCTTTTTCACTGGAGCAATGAGGCAAGCACAATTGTCCCCGGTGCGTATGCCGTTGACCATGTAGGCATTATTGAGAGTGTTAATTCGGATGGCTCTTACACAACTATTGAAGGTAACACAGGCGGTGGCAACGGTGCTGTGCTCCGTCAAAAAAGATGGTCAAGCTGTATCAGCTATGTATGCAGACCGGATTATGTTTCTGCAAATAACTCAAATCAGGGGGAAGAAGAAATGATTAAAATGGGATCAAAAAATCTTGCAACGCTTGCTTTTAAAAAGCAGCTGATTACATTATACAACATGAAAATTATCAAGACTAAAGTTGACAATTCGGCTGGTTTTGGCAATGGCACGCTTAAAGCCGTCAAAGAAGCACAGAAAGCAGCTAAAATTACAGTTGACGGCATTGTCGGAGAAAAGACAATCAATGCAATTTATCATCTCATAAATGATTGCAATTGGTCTAAAGACAAAAAAATTGCAAATGCAAAGAAAGCGTTAGGTTAATCTTACATATCCATAATAACGCCCCTAAAAAGTTGTTATGGAGGTAAAAATGCGTAGCTTTATCGGCTGGATTGGTGGCAAAAGCCACCTTAAAAATCAGATTATTTCACTTATTCCCGGTGATTGCGAGCGATACATAGAGGTGTGTGGCGGTGCAGGCTGGGTCTTATTCGGTAAGGATAAAATCAAAGGTCAAATGGAGGTATTATTGACGGCGACCTGATTAACCTTTATAAGCAAATAAAATACAACTGTTCAGCACTTCAAAAAGAGGTTGACTGGTTACAATCTCGTGAGTTGTTTTCGCAATATCGCTATGAGATTGAGCAACAAGTTGAACTTACGGACTTACAGAGGGCGGCAAGATATCTTTATTTAATCAAATGCAGTTTTGGTAGCAATAGAAACTCATTCGCCACAGCTCCTAAAACGATTGATAATATTGTTTCCGAACTTCCAAAGTACAAAGAACGGTTAAAAAGCGTAATCATCGAAAACAGGGATTTTGAAGACCTTATTAAAACATATGACCGTGATTCTGCTCTGTTTTATGTAGATCCGCCATATGTAGCATCGGAACGCTACTATAACCGCAACTATACTAAGTTTAATAAAGATGACCATATCCGTTTAAATGCCATTTTAAAGGGGATTAAAGGGCGTTTTATCTTGTCTTACAATGATTGTGATTTTATCAGAAATCTGTATAAAGATTACAACATTAAGTGTGTGAGCAGGCAAAATCTACTCCCTGCAACCCCCGATAATTGTGTGGAGTTCAAAGAAGTTATCATAACCAATTACTGATTTGGTAATAATATTACCAATTAAGCAAAATAATAACGCAGTAGTATATTATATTACTCGGGGCGTTATTATGATTAAAATTCATTTGTCCGATTTGCTTGGCAAATACCGCATAACGCAGGCTGAACTTGCCCGTAAAACCGGCATAAGACCTGCGACAATATGCGATATATATAATGAGATGTGTGACCGCATTAACATTGAACATTTGGACAGGATATGCGAAGTCCTTGGTTGTGATGTTGATGACATCCTTGAATATCAGCCAAATAATATTAAAAAGACCGGCACAAATCTCATTTTAGAGCAAAACGGCAACCGAAAAAAGAATAATTAACACAAAAAACACCTTGCAGAAAGCAAAATTTCTGCAAGGTGTTTTTCTTTTTACGGAAACATTTCTGCAACAATATGCAAAAATGATTAATTCAATTTTTTTCATTTAGTGTGAAAAGTTTTTTCGATTTGTGCGAAAAGCGACAGCAATGATAAAGCGTTTGAGAATAGTGTAAATCTATAAGGTAGTAAAACTGTAGAGCAAATTTTATATGTATCAGTAGTAGTTTGAGAATAGTGTAAATCTATAAGGTAGTAAAACT